CTTTTTTTAACTCCCATACTGTCTTCTCATCACTTGCTCCAAACCATTGAGGACTATATCCTTCTTTGTAAGCATATATGCACGGCTCATAGTTAGGTATGTATTGAGACATAAATGCTCCTAAACCACTTTTAACTTTATACCAACATAGAACTGCTCTTACCTTTAATGATAGTTTTGAAAATGAAGCAAATGTTTCTACTGCTTTACCATTAGCATACCATATATAAAAAGCAGAATGATGGTGTGAAAATAGCTCTCCATTAACTAATGCTTCATAAAACAAATCAGTTAGTTCTTGTCCTTGTAATGTATCGTTTTCTATTCCGGTTCTTTTCTTTTTGTTATGTCCGCCTTCATAACTTACTCCATAAGGAGGGTCTGTAAATACCATATCAGCCTTCTGCCCGTTCATTAGCTTTGCTACTTGGTCGCTATCCGTACTATCTCCACAAAGCAATCGGTGTTCCCCTATCTCGAATAAATCTCCTAATACTATATCGGTTTCTATTCCCCCGTCTGGAACTGAAAAATCATCTTCCTCAGCTTCTAATACTTCGGCATCAAAGCCGGGTATATCTAATCCCCAATCTTGTAATTGATCTGCATCCCAATTATTAGCAAGGTCGCTCCAATCCCACTCGCCATATCCTACATTGTCTTTAACTATAAATTCCTTTTGCTGCTGCTCGGTTAGTTCACTTGCTTTAATAATCGGTATCTCTTTAAGTCCCGCTTCTTTACAAGCTTTTAATCTCATATTGCCACCAAGCACAACCATATCGTCATTTACTACAATAGGTCTAAGGTTTAGCATTTGTGGGAACTCGTTAATTGACTTTACAAGCTTTGCAAACTTATCGTCTTTGATTATCCTGGGATTGTTAGGGTTTGCTTTTACTGTGTTGATTGGTACGTTTTGTATCATAGTATTCCATTTATTATGTCGTTGGCTTCGTCTAAAGCATCTTCTTGGTCAAGGTAAGTATCTACGTCTGCTATATGTTTGTTAATTAAGGTTTCTGCCATTGCATAGGTGTAGTGTCCTATCGTGGTCATATCATCTCCATTTTTACCCGTCTTACATACTGCTACGAAGTAAGCTTTGTGTGTAAGGAGTAACCATATAGCGTTTAGTTTTCTCATCGTCCTTGACCTCTATAAGCTTTTTCTCTGGGAGTGTGCTTGTTAAAGGACTTCTTTGCAGAGCCTCTTTTGCGTTTGCCAAAGCTAACTTTGTTATTGTTCTCTTTAATCTTTGCCATAATTCTTTGCGTGTATGTCTTTTAGGAACTCTTTATATTGTTTTTTGTCTCCGTATTCTATGTGGCACTTCCTACATAAACCCATTAGGTTTTCAATCGTGTCTTTGTCTTTGCTGCCACCCATTCCTCTCGCCTCAATATGATGTATGTCTACCGCTTGTGAGCCACACACTTCGCAAGGAATGAAGTCCGTTTTTTTATACCCCATTCCCTGCAAATAAATTTGTGTGTGTTTCTGCATAGTTTCCCCATTAATTTTCTTCGTTGATTAATAATTAAAAAAATTAACTATGCAAATTATTTTCCGTCTATTTCTTTTAGTTTGTTAATCGCCCATTCGACACCTGATGTCCCACCCCAAGCGTCCCACATTAATCCACCACAACCTTCGCTATAAGGCACATCTTTATGTTGTTGGTGTCTTTTAAACGAAGCCATACGTGCAATCGTATCTCTACTAATCGGCTCACGATTTGCCAACTGTCTTGCTCTTGCCTTACCAGTTGCTTCTCCGCACGAACCCCAACCATTTTTCTCAGCCCATTCTATTGCCCTCTTTGCGTTGTTAGTTGCACTCTCAGGATAGTCCGTATAACTTTCGGCAAACTTGCCACCTGCAAGGATAGCCTTCCAAACTTGCATAGCTTTTTCTTCGGTTTCGTAAACGCAACCCCCTGAGCCTATTCTATATTTTCCGTTCGAGCATTTTATTACTGGCATAGTTTACTATAAATATACTTTCGGTCTAAATTTATCTCGTCAAAGTTATACTTCTTTTGGCAGAACTCAAATAACTTCTGTCCGCTTTCCTTTCGCATATCCGCGTCGCTCACTAAATCTCTTATATGTTTATACCAATCCTTTTGGCTTTTAACGTAATGTACCGGCATATCTAAGTAAGGATTGACATGGCTAACAATAGCAGGGTTCTTTTTAGAAGCCGTTTCTAATACCTTTAAATTTGACTTCATAGCGTTAAACTTGTTATTTACAAGTGGGATAACTGAAATGTCTGAGTCTGTATAAGCACCCATATATTCCGTTACCCTTGCATAATTATAGATCGTAGGGTTAAGCTTTAGTCCGCAAGTAAACGCATCAATCATTTTATCCCAAATAGGTTTCTCCCCATCGTTGTAACCTGCTATAACAGTTCTTATATTCATACCTTGTAACCTTTTAAATGGCTGCCTTAGTATTTCTATATCCCTTTCGTGCGTTCCGCTACCTGACCAAAATAATCTAACCTTGTAATCTTCGGTCTTGTTGTCCTGGAACTGCTCTTGCCCGTAGGGTAAAGCGTTTGGTAATATGTGTACGTTCTTATTGTATTTAGTTATCTCACTTGCTAACCTTTCGTGAGTGCAGGTGCATAGGTCTGCTATCTGTAAGTAATCTGTAATTAATTTAGGTATGTTATTATACTTGTATCTCCAATATAACAAATGGCTTTCGCTTAGTTCCCAGTAATCGTCATTGTCTACTACTAACTTAAAGCCGTACTTGGTGCGCCAAGTGTCCATTTGCTTTGCATCTATTTCGTTAAGCATTCTATTCATAAGCACAATATCCCACCCCTGCTCTAATAACTCGTCATTAAGTACATCTGTTATAAGTGCGTACTCCTTTTCTAAGTGTACTATTGGCATCATTATTCGGTGCAATCCAACGCCTGAGTTAGCAGAAGTTATACAAAGTATTTTCATAAGTTTATATAATATGTTTTATTCCCATTAGTATAAGCAGATACATTATTGCTATGCAAACTCCAGGTCTTTTGTACTAATTCATTTTTATTGTAACCATAAGCATCAATGCTATTTTGTTCAATATGATTAGCGGTATATTCTTTAATGTATTTCGTATGCAAACCTGCTGCCCTGCATCTCGTACAATAATCCAAATCTATTGCTCCGTATGGGTCAAGTTCTTGATTAAATGCGCCAATTTTATTTATAGTTTCTTTTGTTATAGTAAGGTTGCCAATTAAATCAGACGTGTCATTACTCATACTATCTAAAGGAATAGAACAAATACCAATAGTTTTGTCTTGTAAAAAGTCATTTCTTATTTGCAACCAATTATCAGGTTCTAATATATCGTTACCCATAATAGTTACATAATCTATATTATCAAAGTTTAAATTCCTTAAGCCTTTATTAGTTGCAAATGCTATGCCTTCTTCATTAACGATAGTTACTATATCAATATGCTTACCTGCATTTTTTATATTTTCAAACAATGTATTGATGTTCCTATCTTTATAGTTTAAGTAGATTATTGCATTCATTATCTTATGTTTGAGCCGATTTCCCTTGCCGGTACTCCTGCATATTTAGTATTTGGTTTTGCATCTCCTTTTAAGAAGGCACTTGCTCCTATCATACAATTTTCTCCTACGTTTGCAAATTGATGTAGAACTGCGTTAAGTCCTATATTAGCACCTTGATCTACAATAGAGTGACCACCTATTTTTGCTCCGCAACTTATTGTTACATTATCTAAGATTGTGCAATCGTGTCCTATGTGTGCGTGTTTCATAATGAAACAATTATTGCCTATAAAGGTATCAATCTCAGTACCTGCATCTATTGTTACAAGTCCTGTAATAACATTGTTATCTCCTATGTATACTTTGCCTTTTTCTTTTTGCCAAAACTTTTTATGCTCGGCTTTGTCGCCTATAATACAATAAGCACCAATGTAATTGCCATCTCCGATAATTACGTTATCGCCAATTATAGCGGTAGGGTGGATAAAGTTAGCCATTCTTTTTTTTATTTTTAGGTTTAGGTTGCTCTTCGTACCAAGTGTAAAGGCGCTTAATCATATCGAAGATACAATTACCGCACCATACTGTTAAGATAAAATCTGCACTCATATACTTGCGATAAATATGCTCGTACATTTTTAAGATGTCTAAGTCGATATTTCGCACATATCCGTTTTGAACTGTATGCCAATTACCAATGTGTTGATCTAAAAAGTTTCGGTGTTCTATTTCCATAAGTTCCACATTATTTTTGAAAGTAAAGGTGCTAACACTCCCGGAATAAATACAAACGCAATAATGTCAGTACATATTGCAGGTAGTAAATATAAAATCAAACCTGTCCAAGCTGCTAAACAACTCGTGCAACTAAAAGGCTTAAAATCTAAATACCATTTTCTATGGAATTGGTGTATCTCTACAAAGAAGATTGCAAAGCATATCGCTGCTATAATTATCATTTGCGTAATTGTTTTTTAAGTTCTCGTTTAGTTAATTTAAGTTCCCTATGAATTGACATATAAGGTATGCCTGTAACTCTGCTTAATTCTTTAGCGTTGCAGTTGTGCTTAATAGCATAGACTCTTAATAGTTCTGCTTTGTACCAGTGCATCTTGGATAGTTCGTCTTCTACTTTGTTAAGTAAATCTTCGTCCCTATCGTGTACTATTAATTCAACCTCTAAAGGTTTGCGGTATGTCCTGTAAAATTGGCTTGTATTACTCTGCATCATATTAATCATAGTTCTAACTAAGTAGAACTTTAATACGTTTCGGGTGCGCATATCAATTAAACGTTCCTCTTCCATTTCGCATAGCACCTTAAATATTTCGCTTCTTAAATCTTCTCGTAAATCTTCAGGCTGCATTTTGTCTATTGCTTCCTTAAGTTCTCGGCTTTCCCAAAGTTCTAATATGATGCTATTCTTGTTCATATTCTTTTAAGGTTAGTTTGCCGTTGTCTTCGGTTGCTATGTAACAAAAACAATTTGCCGTCTTTGCTAAGTTTAAGAATGCTATTTGGTAGCTGCTAAGTTTATCTCCTATTGCTTTGGTCTCGCAATAAACCGCTACTCCGCTTTGGGTGTGAAAGCCAACAACATCTGGAACTCCTTTAAGTCCTATAAATGTGCGCCCTCTAACCGCTAAATTGTTATTGCGCCATACAAAGCACCCGTTTTTATTTAGGGTCTTAATAGCTTCTTTAGTTAATTCGTTTGCGGTCATAAAGCAAAAATATACTAAAGTTCTTGATATTGACAAATACTTTTAAAAATCTGATAAGCTACCTGAGGAACTATTGCATTTCCGTAGGCTTTTATGCTTTCGTTTCTCCATTTTGAAAAGGTAATGTTGTCCAGTTCTTTGGGAAGCCCATCATCTGCTCCACAAATAGGGGAGACAGATGGGAACGTGTGCCAAGCATTTCGTTTATTACACTCGGTAAATCTGAGTCCCCTTCCCAATTCTCCGTTTTCCATCTTTGATTGTAATCCGATTTTGTTGGGGTTGGTAGCAATCCTTGTCTCGCTAATTTCGTCAAGCTTAATTGGTTCTCTGTTTCTCCACCTCTCAGTTTGTATCCTTCCGATGCCATTGGAGTAGGCAATAAACCATATCCGGTCTCTTCGGTGTGGTGCGTTAACGGAACAAGCTGGAAGTAAAAACGGCAGGACTTCGTAGCCTTCAGCTTCCAAGTCAGACTGCACCTCGTCGAATACCAATCCCCCGTTCCAATTAGTAAGTCCGCGAACGTTCTCGCCCACAACCCAACTTGGTTGAATTTCCCGAATTGCTCTAAGCATTTCCGGCCAGAGGTGTCTCTCATCTTCTTTGCCAAGTCGCTTTCCTGCACTTGAGTAGGGTTGGCAAGGGAAGCCACCACTAATGATGTCGATTGATCCTCTGTGAATAGTGAAATCTGTTTTTGTGATGTCATTGTAAGATATTGAATTTGGGAAGTGATGTTTTAATACTTTTTGTCCAAAGGTGTTCCATTCACAATGAAATACGTTTTCCCAACCGCACCATTCTGCTGCTAAATCAAAGCCACCTATTCCGCTAAATAAACTGCCGTGTGTCATTTGAATGTTGTTTTGTTTTGATTTATTTGTTCCTCAAAAAATAAAGCTACTGCAACTGCTCGTGCCTGGTTCTTTAACCATTGTTCAGTCCATTCGTCCCGGTATTGCTTTGCGCTTATTATGTCCATTTTATTAGCCTTATAGGTTATAATCTCCATAAGTTTTTTTTTAGCAAGTGCGCCATCTTCTTTTGTCCATACCTTGATGCCTGTACTATTAAGCTTTGTAAATACACTTAATGGGTTAAACAACCTATCAAAAGTTCTATTTTCTAAAAGCTTATATTCTTGGTAAGAGTAATCAATTATCTCTAAATCGGTTAAGTGTGGGATTGCTTCAACTCGTTCTTGTGGTATCATTTTTCTTACTTCATTTGCTTTTTTCTTGTACCTATCCATAACCTGACTAAAGTATGCAGGGCTAAAGTTTTGATAGTGATCTATAAAGTCATTGGCTACCATTTGCTTAAACGCTACTTTAACTTCGTTTATTGTAAAGTTCCCGTACTCAGTTCTTATCCAATCTTCAAGGATTGCCAACTTAACATCTCCAGGATTGTTAATACCTACAAGCTGCATAAGGTAAATAAGGTTCTGCTTAAATATGGTAGAGTTTATGTTCCTCATTCGTTCCCCCGAAAAGGCGGTCATAATCTCCTGCTCCATAGGAAGTAGAGTGGATATAGTTGTAGTTTTTAAGGTTTTCGAGTTCGTTTTTATCAAGCTTTCGTTGATTGTTTGTAGTTCCTTTTGCATATTGTTTAGAGTTTGTTATCCAATTATTTGCGGCTGCTCCCCAACTTTTCATAGGGTTTTTCCCTACTTTCCAACCATTACTTTCATAGTAATTTACAAATTTTTCAGCTTCAATCTTTGCTTGATCTGTTCCTATCCGGATTGACATATATTCGTAAACTTGCTCAAAAGTACATTTACTTTTATTTATAATTATATTTTCATTTTCATTTTCATTTACATCTTCCATAAGGTTATGTTTAGCTAAACCTAATGGTTTTGTGTTATTTTTAGGTCTACCACCTTTAGAGCCATTGTTTCTACGGCTTTCAGTAAATTGAATGCGTTTTTCAATCTCTTCACTTAGCCGTTCGTTGTAAAAATTTCCGTCTTTGTCTTTTAAAAACTTGCTCAAAACATCAACCGAAACCGAACCTAAAGATAACCTAATGGTTTTGTCTGTAAGTGTACCTTTTTGATGTTGTAAACATAAGAGAGTAATAAATTGTCCTCTCTCTTCCATTGTTAAGTCAGCTACTCCGTTTAAGAAATCACTGCTATAAAATAGGAATGCAGGGTCTTTTGCCATAATAAAATAAAAAAGCCCCCAATAGAGTCCAGCTACCAGGGGCTATTATTTAACCACTAAACACATTATCGTCTGGACTTCCGTTAATGTATTTTTATATATTTGCAAATATAAACTAATTTTCGGTAATTTCAATCTTTTGGCAAATTCTTTTTAATTTGTCCTTAAACCAATCTTCCGTGTCAATTAGGTTGTTTGCTTGTTTGATATTGTGAATTGCGGTAGTATGGTCTTTAGTGCCGGTATATGCGCTTATCTCTTTAAGGTTCAATTTAGTATACCTTCTGAGTAAGTAAGCAGCAGCCTTGCGACCAAAGGTAGTTCTTAATGATCTATCCCTTCTTGATATATCGCATTCAAATACCTCTTCAACTAATTTAACGATGCTTCTCGCACCTATATCCGCACCTAAAGGCTCGTTGTCTTCTAAGCCTAACAACCCTAACTGCGACATCATTTCGTGCAATTTAACGTGGGTATTACGTTGAGCATAGTACAACTCCTTCAGTTGTCTTATTGAAACATCTCTATTTTTAGTTAGCATAATTAAAACGGCAATCCTTCCGTGTCTTCTTTAGGTTTGAAATCATTTAAATAAATCTTGTAATCTGGTTGCTTATCCTCTGTCTTGTAAGCATTAACCCACATTGAGTATTTAACATTCTCGATTGTAAAATTAATTACTTCTCCTTTAGTGGTCTGCTTTTTCCAAGCACCTGCACTCCATTTTTTTTGTTCCATTTTTTACTTTTTTATTAGTGAATATTTACTTACAAATTTAGGTTGTTTCTTGTTACCTACGTTAATTAAATCGGACTGTATCTTATATCCTTTGCGTTTTAATTCAAAGATAACTGCCGATAATCTCAGGCTATTAAATTTCGTTAGAGCCTGGATTGGTGTCAAGGTTTTGCCCGAAAGCAAGTGGTTCAAGATTTGTTGTTTCTGTGTCATTGTTTGGGATTTGGGTTAAAAATACTGGTTTATCTAAAATGGTTTGATACTTATCTATAAACGCTAAAAGGTCTGAGTAAGCCTCTTCGTTATACCAAGCGTAGTGGTAAACTTCTGCAAGTAATATCTGCCTTTCAAATGGTAGCAATTCTTTCATTAGTTTTCTTTTTCGTTAATGTCTTCTTCTATTAAATTATCTAATACTTTTTCTGCAAGTAATATGCATATTTCTTTTTCTTTTGTAAGTAAGTTATGTGCTTTTAATACAACTTGGTCTGCTGAAATCATTTGACCTTTATATTGATTAGCCCAATCTTTTAATTCTTGCATTGCGGTTTTCATATTAGCTTTTTTTAATTGTTTCTTTGATCTTGTTAAATTCGTCTAAGGTCTTGATAGCATTGATTTTCAAAGCAGCCTTAACCTTCTGGTCTTCGGTAAACTTTGTCTTATCTAACTGCTCAATCAAGAATGCTTTTTGCCCTTCGCTTACTTCGTCTTTATGCTCATTAGTAGCATCTGCATCTTTAGTATCGTCTATTGCGAACAATCCGTTCAGCGCATACTTCCTGGCGTAGCTACTTGCTGCTCCGGTAATCTGTGAAGCGTCCATACCTTTTTTGTTTTCCTCTTCACGCGCTAACCCAGTACAAGTTATGTTATCCTCTCCGTTATTTAGACAAGCCGTAGCCTTTACATAAACTCGACCGCCTACTTCTATTACCTCGTCGCTTAACATTAAAGCATAGCCGTACTTATGGCAGATAGGTTTTGCAGCTTCGATTATATCTTCTGCACTTCTGTACTTGTATTTAGCAAAAGCATTAAATTGGTTCTTAGGTGCTTTTAATTCCTGTTGTATTTTTATTAGGCTCATAATTAATAGTTTAAAGTTAAGACAATTCTTACGTTTCCTTTTCTACAAAGAAACCAATTATTTTCTTTATCATAATCAAACTCATACCCTAATACATTTAGATCATTCATTAAGGAACTTGTTACCCACCCTTGTAGTATTATGTCGCAAGATTGAACTTGTATAGAATAAAATTTGTTTAAATTTATACCTAAGTTTAATAAGTTTTGTATTTGATTATCCATTGTTATTTGTTTTGAGTGTCTATTGAATAGTGTTCTAAAATTTCGATAATAGGTTCTTGTCTTTTCTTTAGGCTTAAAAAATACTCGTAAGCCTGAGAATATTCCAAGTACATACTTGCGCTATCGTATTTGTTATCTACTAAAGTGTAATAAAAAATAGTTCCGTCTGGCTTAGTTTCTTTTACAAATTCAATCTTCATATAATTCGTTTTTTAAAAGTTCAAGTTCTGCATTGTTTTCAACCCAACGAGTGAAGGTGTAATCGTCGTCTTCGTAGTCGTAGTTTTTAGGCAGTAATTTTGGATCATACGGGTTTTGTGTACTGCTCCCGTCTTGCAGTAAGATAGTGCCAAATCTCTCGAATTGGAACTTCTGGTAGTTGGTTAAATGTGTCATTTGTGTTTTGTTTCAACAAATATACTACAATTAACAATACAAAGTGTAAAATTATATAAATTATTTTTGCAACAATGATGCAAATAATGGGTTTTACATAGGACAAAAACACGTATTAATGTGCATTTTATAGCACATTATGTCAAAAAATAGTATGTAATGATGGTAATTACCGACTTAATTGCACTTTAGATTGTGCAGTTTATTACCAATTATGTACGCCAGAACGTACAAAGTCAGAAGTAAAATGAAGCCAAAAGTAGTAGTTTTACTACCTTTTATAGTAACTTTTGAAAGTAAAGTTTGTCAGAACCCCCGTATGAATACTCCGGTAGGTATAGCTTGAACCCGCAATCTATAAGGTTATTAGCTGAAGGGAAGTTGTCTAAGGTAGTGTAAGTAATAGCTATGTGGCAAAAAGTAGATGCAGCCTTTAACCTGGTCTTAATCATTCGTCTTTGTATGCCCTGACCTCTATGTGATTTTTTAACCCACGCTCTGTTAAATATGCAAATGCCTTTGGAATAAATTGATCCGCAATAAGCAACTATTTCGCCTTGATCTAAGATAACCCACCACTCCCGGTTAAACTGGAACTCGTCAGCGCAACCCTTAAAGTTTGGGTTGGTATAATCTAATTCCCTAAGTTGCTCGTAGGTTTCTCGATCTAATATATTGCCGAAGCTAAATATCTTTTTGAGGCGCATTGTGTATCTGTTCAAGTTTAGTGAGGTATAGTATTGCATCTTGTAATTCTTGCTTCAAATGTGTTATCCATTCGCCTGTACTTAAATCTTCACGATCCATTGTGCAGTTGTACTTTTTTTTACCTACTTGCTCACGGCTGCGCATATCTTCAATTACTAAGCTAAGAATTTTACTATCCATTTATTTGTCTGTTTTGCTATGCATTTTAAAACAAGTTTTGCACTTGTACGATATTTTCTTTACTCCGGTTGCGGTTGTTCTACGAAGTGAAATAATTAGATCGTCGCTCCCACATTCAGGGCAAGAGCCTCTGTCTTGACCGAAGATAACTCCGTAATGTGTTTTTGGTTCTATGTGGTTTTTAAGTGCGTTAAATACTTGCTCTAATAAAACAACGTCCTTCTGGCAGTACTTAATCATTTTAGCCATAGCCACTTTGTCCTTATGCAGAACAATGTCTTTCCATAAACTATATTCAGTTTTAATCTTAGTGCCAATACCTAAATAGTCAGCTATGTAATTAAGCTTGTTGCTATTAAATCTAAACTTTTGTCTTGCTACTTTTAGCGTGTCGATAGTAACGTAAGAAGGGAACATTTCTATTTTATGAAATAGGCACCTGGTTCTTATCCACGCTAAGTCGAACTTATCGCCATTGTGTCCTACTAATTCCGATGCCGTGTTTGCTACTTCAATAAACTTTTGTAGCATACGTTTGTCATTCTGTTTACTATCCCATTCCAAATGGTAAACTTCTTTTTCGTCTTCCCACTTGTAGCAGATGCAAATAATGGCACGTTCTTGAATTATGCTATCCGGTGTGATGTTTAACTTATATCCGGCACTCCAGAAAAAGCCAACGTTCGGCGAGGTTTCAATGTCAAAGAATAGGCGTTTGCGTTTTGATTTTAGCATTGTTTATTTTTGGCTGAATTTATCTATAGTTGTAGTACCCATAGCAGCTATGCAAATAACCATTACGGCATCTACAAGCTTATCCGAAGGGGCAATCTCTTGATGTGTAAAGCTATTAGCTAATAAGGTAATGCAGATAAATAAAGCCGATAGTAAAGCAATTACTCGCTTAGTAGATACCGAACCCCTTTCGTCTGATAATAAATTTGCTAACCATTTCATAGTATATATTTTATTTTAGTAAAGAATTGAATAAAGCAAATTTTGTTAATCTGTCTTCAAGTCCGTGAGTTCCCCCATTGATGCGCTTTGTAAGAGCAATAACATCTTCTTTGTCAGCACCGCCATCGCAAATTTTCCATAGGTTGTTTCTCTCAAAAAAGAAAGCAGCCGACATCAAAGGGTATTTTGTAGCAACTAAATCTGGGTTAGCTAAAATATCATCTTCAACCGATTTGTCAAACTGGCTGTAATTATCTTTACCCGTTAATTGAATATAGCCGCGACCTCTAAATTTCCACCCGTCGCCACTTGCTTCGTCTCCGTTACCCATTCTTGAACTGTAAACTCTATTGGCTATCTTCTCAGGCTTCCTTTCAAAAGCAAGTGCAGAAGCATCGTCTTTAAAATACTTGCCAAAAATAGACCTTAGACCTTTAGCACTATAGTTAAGATTTTCCGTAAATATTTTGAAGTTTCCGCTTTCGTGTGCGCATTGAGATAAAAAATGTGCTAACCTAATATTACTATTCAAGCCAAACTTTGCTTCAATATCTGGTATTTGTTCTAATACATTTGCAGGTATCTTTGTCTTAATTGCTTCTAAATTCATTTTAATTTATTTGAGAGTATAAAAATAATGTTAGCATAGCGAATAGAACTGAGTTAAGCCTATGAAGTTTTATTTCAAAATCTACTGCCTTCTCGTACTTCTCGTAAATAGATATGTTTTTATAATACCTATTGCGATAATCGTTTAACGTATCGTTTACTATTTTATTGCGTTGGGTAAGGGTGTCTTTTAAAGTAAGTAAGTCAATGCGAAGGCTATCCCTTGTTTTTATGTTTGCCCTTAGTAAGCTATCAATACGGGCTTCTCTTAATGTAACTAAATTGCTCACGCTATCAAACGCAGCGTTTATCTTTTCGCCTTCTGCTTTACTAATAACAATCTTTTCCTCGCCACCAATCTTCTTAACGTATTGGGCGAAGCTGAAACTTGGTGCTATTAGTATCAACAGAATTAGCGGAGTCCAATTTAGCTTTAACTTCATTTAGTTCCGTTTTTAATTCTTTTACTTCTTGCTTTAAAGTAACAATAGTTTTTACTGTCTTAGTAATTACCTTCTTGTTATCCTCAGATGCCACACCCTGCACCGCTTCACTTTGCACCTGGCTTTCTTTTACTTTGTCTTGCAACTCTTTGATTTTATTATCGGTTTTAGTTCCGCAACCTATCAAAGCAACCAGTAATAAATAGCGCATTACTTAAAGCTTTTAAGTGCCTTTAGGTCTACTGCCATTTCCAGACGAGCCGTACTTGCTGCGTTGCTGCTATCACTTTTGCGCACCATTTCGTACAAAGCACCTATCTTTTCGTCCTGCTTATTGTTGTTCTTTGCGTTGTCAATATACAAGTAACTAATACCGCAGATACATAAAAATAGCATACCGACAACAGGGTTTTTGCTGAACTCTTTGAATGAAATCGGTAACGGGTTAGTCGATACGTTTACGCTTCTTGCTGCTTTTGCCATATTATTTTCTTTTCCAAAAGAATAAGATTAGCGTAATTATCAATATAAGCGCGATTAGAGCCTTATAAAATTCGCTAAAGGACTTATCCTTAGTTTTAGTTATCTTCGAAATTTGAGTACTTTCTGTGCGATTTAGAGCCATTGAGTCCGTCTTGGTCTGCTTACTATCCGTTTGTTTCTCTTTTGTGCCTCTTGTGTAGGTTTCCGTGTACTTAGGAATTGTTATCATACTATCCTTAGTAACCCACAAAGTATCGTAGTAAGTAATGGTTTTGGTAAAATACTCTTCCTTTTCTACTATTTTAGTTACGCTATCTAAAACGATAACACGCACCGAGTCAAAGGTCTTAACTACAGTGCTATCTAATTTATCGGTAGCCTTCTTAACTGAGGCGCACGAAGTAAGTAATAAGGCTAAAAGTATTAATCTCATTTAAGCTTTTTGGTCATTTTGTAATAGTAACGGATAGCCATACCGCCAGAAATAATAGCCACCAAACTCGCAATCAATGTGAATAGTGGTTGAATATTTGTAATGCTAATTGTAGCACTTACTAAAGAAACGATTGTTGATTGGTCTGCTTGGTGGTTATTTCCCATTATAGTTCTTCTTCTTCTTGTTTGTTAAATTCTACGCCAGTTACCCAATCTTGTAAGAATGTAAAGTCCTCAAGGTTTGCTGGGTTCACTACGTTAATTATTTGAAAATCAAATTCTTTATCATTTAAGGCTTCAATATCTTTAGTAAGTTTCTTGATGCCTTCCTTTGAGAATTTGTACTCCCCTTTGTCCGTAAGCAATAAGCAGTCCTTTTCGTCGGTACTCGCATTGTCTAAACGTAAAATCTCAACTTCGGCTTGGTATGCTTCGTGATGTGGTTTTACTTTGTTGTAAATCTGCACTAACTTTTTTTGTGTCTTTGTTTCTTGGCTACCGATAACCGAATTAAGGTTTGCTACTAATTGTAATAGGTCTTTGTTTTTCATACGTTGTTTTTTATTTGTAAAGATATATTAAGGATTTTGAAACGGCAAAGGCAAACTTACAATTTTGGGATTGATTTGATTTTCAATCTGGCTATCTAAGTTCTCGTCTAAAGATACTTGGTCAAGACCTGCTTCTAACCAACCGCATACCATTTCGTAAGTAACTTGGTCATAAGGTACGAAGTCCGCAGGGTTAGGAGACGGAACGCTTAACGTACCATAAACCTCAGCAAAGTAAGTTTTATCGTTTTCTACTTGCTCTGCTTGGTATCTCCAATGTATTACGCAGATTACGTCTGTTAAACCTTCTGCATCTTTAGGGTAACTGTCTAAAGAACTAACTACCCATTTGTAAGTTGTTGCCATTTATTTATTTTTTAATTGTTCAATTTGTGTTTGTTGTTCTTGAATTGCTTTAATAAGTACAGGAACTATTTTGCTATAATCTACTCCTTGCATTTCCTTTCCGTCTTTTACTCCTGTTACTGCGTAGTTAATTACTGATTGTAACTCGTGAGCAATAACACCATAAGAACGGGTTTTGTCTGACTTCCATTCGTAGTCGTATGTTTTAATTTTGTTTACTAAATCAAGACCACTATAATCTTTAAAATCTTGTTTTAAGCGATAGTCAGAAGATGTATTGTAAGAAGTAGAAGAAGCTGCAACTGATATATTACCTACTTGTGTTGTATTATTGTAAAATGCAAATAATTCTCCATCATTTGACCTTCCAAAGTAACCAACTGTTGCTGCTGCTCTTTGTGCAGTTATATAGCCACTTGCTCCGAATGAAACACCCGTTGTTGAACTACCTGCTCCCGGTATTGATGTTGCTCCCACAATCAAGTCCCCCCCACTTGTTATGCGCATACGTTCGGCTCCATCAGAGCCAAATGCTAAAAAATTAGTATCGTGGCTATAATGAATAAAACCTCTATATCTATCTAATCCAGTTTGACCATCTGCAAACATTAAAAAGTTATCTCCACTACCCGCAATAGTTATTCCATCTTCATCACCAACTGCAACTACTAATTTTGTTGAATAGTAATTTCCGGGCGCACTCGTTCCAATTCCAACTAACCCCCCACTTGTTATGCGCATACGTTCTACATCACTTGTAAAAAATCCTATTGGTTGATAGCTTCCACCACTAAGATAAGATGCTGCAATATTCCATATACTACCATCATTAAATATTCCTAAATAATTATTGTTATCGTTTCTCTCTACTGAAAAACCACCTAAATAACTATTTACGCTTTGCTTTACAGTTAAATTTCTACTTGGCGATGTAGTACCTATACCAAAGTTAGAGTTATAGAACGTAGCGATTGTACCACCTGTATCAGCAAACTGAATAGATGCAGCACTTCCACTTGTACCACCTTTAATTGTTAATGTATCGCTACCACTTGCAAAACCTAATACATTAATATTATCTCCGCTTGTATTTCTTTTTGCATAATAGTAATTGCCATTTGGTATAAAAACATTTCCACCCGTTGTTACACTACTTGAGAATGTAGCTGCTCCTGTAGAGTATGCTAATGACAATCCTGCACTTCCGTTTGGCATTATATTAATTCCTGCATCCGTTCCTACTGCCGCAGTTGATATCGTCCACAAAGGAGTTCCTGCCGTTAATTTAAAATCTAATGTTTTTAATTGACCAGAAGCATTATTGCCTGACATTCTAACAACAGTTTGTATAGCATCTTGAGTAGCAGCGGTAAATGTAGCTGCTCCTGTAGAGGCTATTGTAAAACGGGTTGCTCCTGCATTACCATCAAATATTTGAAATTGGTTTACGTCTGCTCCTATCCCTACACCTAAATAATAATCTCCTAATGTTGTAGTTAATCTTACTGCTGCATTTCTTGACCTATTATTTTCTACTCTTAGATAAGCAGTTGAACTTGTAGCTGATTGATAAAATCTACCTTCTCCCGTAACTTCTAATTTAAAAGTATCATTAGTGTTTCCTATTGATAAATTACCTGAAGCGTCAAGACGCATACGCTCTGCATCAGTACTTCCGTTGTATGTCCAAAATTGTATATTAGCTGCTCCGGTACTTGCATTTTGCTCAACTGCTTGTATTCTCGCATTTCTAATTCCACTACCACTTGCTCCAGCCGCAGTTAAAAAACTAATTTCAACCGCATTATTTAAAGCATCTGCGACAGGGTTATCAATTACTAATTGACCGCCTATGCCACCAGAATTTGATTTTGCTATATGAAGTATTGCGTCAGGACTTGCAGTTCCGATACCAACATTAGTTCCATTATCAAATATCTGACTATCCCCTATTGTACTTGTACCTGTAAACTTAGGTAGGTAGTTAGTAGTACCTGTTCCCGTTACTGGATTGGTTAAAGCGTTTTGCTTTGAATTAAAGGTAGTCCAATCGGTGCTGCTTAATAAACCTTGTTGAGAACCACTTGCAGTAGCAATAGCTAAAGTAATAGTTCCACTTGTTGTAATAGGTGTTGAGCCAATAGTTACTCCGCTTGTTGCAGAAGATAAGCCTACCGATGTTACCGAACCCGTGCCGTATGATGTGCTATCTACACTACCATCGGCTTTTAAAAATTGCGAAGATGTACCGCCCGACTTAACTAAAGTAGTTGCGTTTAAAGTGCCTATGATTGTCGCAGCGTTACCACTACCACTTGTCTTGTTTATGTATAAGCCTTCGCCACTACCACCCTTTGTAATATTTAAAGCAATACCACTACCGCTTGAATGTGTTATGCCAACTGTATCGCCACTACCAGAACTTGAAAAAGTACCTTTAGCAGCAATTAAAGTATGCGTTCCTAAATCTAAGTTAGCCGTTGCGCCGGTGTAAGGAACGTAACCCGTTACACTTGGTATTTGAGAAGTAAGTGCTAAAGTTCCCGTTGCACTTGGTAGCGTGTATGTATTTGTTCCGTCCGTAATAGTGGACTCTAACCTAAGCTGACCTGTATATCTTCCCGTTCCCGTTACGTCTAACTTATATGTATTGTTAGTATTGTTAATTGATACGTTACCAGAAGTATTTACCCTCATTTTTTCTGTACTACTTGTACCAATAATAGTAGCACCCGTTTGTGATATAATAACAAAGTCCCCTGCTACACCTGCCGAAACAAATTGCCCGTTTGTAGTTACAAGACCGAACTTAGCTTGGTATATAGAACCCGTTACCGCTTCGCCCATTGATACACTCGGAGCATTACCGCTTAAACGCAAATGATTATCAGCAGTAGTATTATAAATCTCAATAGACCTTTGGGGCGTTGTAGTTCCAATACCTAAACGATTATTTGTAGCGTCCCAAAAAAAGTTATTAGTTCCCGTTACGCTATTCGCTCCGTTAAAAAATGTTACTTGCCCACTTGCACCCGAACCCGAAATTAAAGAAGTAGGGAACGTAGTTAAGTTACCCGCTCCGTTTATATATTGTGCGCTTGTACCCGCAAAGGCTAAAGCTAAAGTTCCACTTGTTGTTATAGGACTTCCTGTAATACCTATCGCATCTCCTGTAATAGATGCAGCTACGCTTGTAACAGTACCTACCGCACCACTTGAACGCTGCCAGATAGTACCTGAATAAATCACATAATCGCCCACCGCAAAAGTAATCGGACCAGCGCCAAAGTTTACAGTTCCTGCTACGTTACAAATGTAAACATCTCCCGTGTCGCCCGTTCCGTTTGCAAGTGTCGGTGTGTTAGTAGATGCGTTCCAAGTTCCTTTGTATTCCATAATAGAACTCGGTAATTGACTAATAGGAACTTTACCGCCACTATCCAAAGAAGCATAACCATTAGCGTTGCCCTTCTCACTTCTTAATTGATAAGTGTCTAATAAAGCTTGTGAAGGGAATACTTCTACATAAGCCGAACCACTCCACAAATAAAGTTTTTGCGTGTCTTTAGCGCAATAGATAACATCAGTTGTTCCAGGTGTCGGGAACGCTGCAAGGTTAGTATAAAACGAAACTGCACCGCTAAATATCGCCCCTAATTGTGCAAGTGTAATCTTCTTACTTACTCCACTATCCGGGTCTCCTATAATAGTTAAATCGGTACTAACTGGCGCTAACTCGGTAGCTAATTGGTTAATTTTTTTGCCTATCATTCTGTATAGTTATAGATGCTCGGAACCTGGCATCTGTCATTTAAGTAAGGTAATTGCATTGTAATATCAATCTTAACTCCGGCTAAGTAATCTGGATCACTCTCAGTAAAGTAAGTCAAAGGTGCAGTATCGCCAATATCCCAAATCGCTTTAGGGTAACGTAGCTGCGCAACAATGTCTTGACCTACTAAAGTCATATCAGATAAAACCTCGGTTTCGTTTGTCTCTTCCATTAACATTCTGTCCATAAAATAAAGGCTAAAATTATAAGTAATATTTTTAGCGTTTATAGTTGCACCCGTTAAAGTGTAGAACATAGCAGGGTAAGTTACCTCGCCATTAGACAAACGTTCCCACACATCGCCAAAGTAAACAAAGTTAATTTGTTCGTGGTCGCTTCCGAGTGTTGTTATCTGCTTTGTGATTTGGTTTAGGCTCAGGCTCATTCTTAATTTTTTCTAAATAAACACGCAGTTTATTTTGGTTTTTTATTGTTGTTACTTTACTCATAATTAGCAATCACTACAACCTCTATTCCCTTGATAAAGTTCCTCGAAGCTTTTACCTGCGCAGCAATCAAAATC